TATCAAAAATCAAATACGGAAAGAAAGAATTAATCTATCACAACTGAACAATAAGAAGGCGAAGGAAATATTAAAAAAACTAGGATATAATAAGTTTTATGAGCATATTCCGTTTATCAAAGACAAATTAGGAATAAAACCTCCCGTAATGACACAAGAATTAGAGGAATCTTTGTGCAATCTTTTCATGGAAATACAAGGACCATATGCTAAATTTTGTCCTGATGACCGTGTGAATTTTTTAAATTATTATTATACCGTTTATAAACTCTGTGAATTGCTTGACCAAGTCCAATTTTTACCCTATTTTCCAATGTTAAAAGATAGAGAAAAAAGAATAGAACAGGACGATATTTGGAAAAAAATATGTGGTGAACTAAATTGGGAATTTGTACCCACTATTTAAATTACTAATGGTGTTAAAATATAATTATTCTAATGTTTTTACTGTTTATGTTGTGATAAGTTTATTATACTGACTATTTTTTTCAATACATGTTATAAATCTAGACAATTTATAATGATTTGTGTATTCATACAAATGGCAATGTTTACAGTCTTTGTTACCTCTTCTATAAATACGACAATAACAATTGGGAGCAATATAGTTATCCCATACAAATGAATCATATAGATCCTGTTCATAATATAAATACCTTATGTGATTTTTTATGGCTTGATGTGCTATATCATTGCGTACATACGATTGAATGATGTCAATCAATTCACGGCAAATTTTATTATGGAATAGTATGATAATTGGCGAATTCATTTTTGATGTGATACTATAAATTTAGTTGTGGTTCTAGTTTAAACTAACCTCTTTTATTTGTTTGCAATACGATAAAGGTTGGAATTAACATCAATTTTTATAATAGATACTAATAGTATATGAGTATCTATGGGGACAAATATATAACTAATAATGCTAAAAAAACATACGCAAATATGGATTTGGCCTATTCAGACAATGTTTATTTTCCAGAATCATTATTAAATCAATGGTTGAATGTTTCTAGTGTTATGGTGACATGTAGTTTAGTGTTCTATCATATGTCTAGGGTAAAATCTATCAAGGTGGAACCCTATTTAGCCAAATTAATTGCTATGAGTTTAATAATCATTTCAACTAGTTATACTATTTATGCCCTTATTCCATATAACAAACGAATGGATTTTATTATAAAAAAATGCTCGGAATTAAATGAATGTCCAGATGACCAAGTAGAAGAATTAAAATTTCTAAAGAAGTCATACATGATATTAGGGTTAACCACTTTTATGATACAATGCGTCATTGTTTATTTAGTAATTACCCACATATAAATCGTATAAGCCAGATAAATCGTATAAGCCAGATAAATCGTATACTTGTCTATAATAATTATATTTTCATAATTATTATATTTAATCAGGTAAGAGTATATTTTATGACCATTCTGTTTATGCAAATCCTCCTGGGAATTTGACAAGGTTGGCACCAATACCGAAACCAGCACCAGAACGAGCACTAACGGCTAAACTTGGTACATATGTATCAAGAATGCTAAATGTGGCAGCAGCAGTCAATGCAATAAGAGAGACCTCATCTAAATTAAGAGCCTTCTTGGGAATTGCGTAAGCAGCAATAGCAACCATCAAACCTTCAACAAGGTATTTGATTGCTCTTTTAACGAGTTCACCTAAATCTAACATGTCAAGCATTATATAAATCCTATAGAAAAAATAAATAATTAATGTAAATTAAGGAAAGAATACAACACTGTAATAATGCAATAAATAGTTCAATAATAGTATTAAAGTTTCTTCGTAAAAACACTTAAATATTAATAATCATCTTAATTATAATGAGTTTTTCTAAACCTATTGGAGTTGAATTAAAAACAGATGCTGACGGTGCAGAGAACCCTAAATATGTCGATCTCTTAGATGAAGATAAGGGGATTGCTGGGCAGAAATTCGCCTGTCTATCCTTTATTTCACCTGAGCAAATTTTAAAACAAAAGGATATGTTTATGTTTGAGGAATTTATCAAGTCATGGGATTTTAACAAATCCATGGAAAAATTCACACAATTTTTGAATTTTATATCATTTAAATACCATGTTAATTTTGACAAAATGTCTGAGGATTTAAAAGAGTTTGTTAAAGATGAGAAGGAAGCTTTAATCAAGTCAAACATTAGCGATGAGTATAAGAATTTCACAGATGAACACGACGAGAGATTAGATAAGGAATTTGGAGAAAAGCATGACTTTCAAACATCTGTTCGTGGTATTAAGGTTCGTGGTGTTTTCCCGACACAACAAGAAGCCGAATTAAGATGTAAAATGCTAAGACAAGTTGACCCAAATCATGATATATATGTTGGTCCAGTTGGTACATGGATTCCGTTCCATCCTGAAGCATATAAGACCGGTAAGGTTGAGTATATGGAAGAAACATTGAATGAATTAATGAGTGAGAAAAAGAAGAACGAAGAGAAGGCTAAGGACGAGTTCGATGCTCGCGTCAAAGAGACAAAGTTAAAGGCTATGGAGGATAATAAGAAAAAGGCCGAAGAGTCTGGTAATAAATTAACTCAAACTGTGAACAAGGAAGGCAATTTAGTGTCTGTTGCTAATATGAACACACAGGAAAGTAATATGGGTGAAAATGCTACATTAGAAGATGTCAAGAATGAATTGTTCGAAGGTGAAAACATCGTAACAAGTGATAATACAGATCATGGTTTATCTGAATTAAAGTCATCCGGGATAGATGTTGTAGATGTTAAGGTAGAAAGCGCATAAATACTAATTACACAATGAATACAATTTTTATTAACTGGTAAATTACAATGAAATAATAAATAATATAAAAATATATTATTTATTACAATAATGATGTATAATGATATATACGACTTACATATTACTCCACTATATGGACCAATTAGAAATACACAAGAGGATGAGTTATTAATAAACAAAACCATTTTACCTCATAATTATACTATAAATGAACGTGTTGATATGACAGATATTAATACATATAGTATAGATCCTGATGGATGTGAGGATGCCGATGATGCTTTTAGTGTATATGAAAAAGAAGAAGAACTATTTTTAGCCATTCATATTGCAGATCCTACTGAACATATTAATATAAACTCTTCATTATGGAATAGTATTGAGCAACGAATAGTTACCAAATATCCATCCAACAAATCACCTATTCATATGATGCCACGCGATATTGTAGAAAAATCTAGTTTAATGGTAAATAAATATGGAAATATAAAATTGGCCATAACCATATTAACAAAAATAAATAAGAGAAATTATCAACCTCAAGGAAAGATTAAATTATTATTTACAAAGATACGGGTTAAATGCGAAAACGCATTAAGTTATGAAAATGCCGCAAATTTATTTTATTCAAATGATATAATCTACACTGCTAGTCGAATTAGCGAGGTTCTAAAAGAAATAAGAGGAGGGAAAACAAAAGGTGTTGTATTAAATGAAGTTTGTCATTCATATGTAAAATTTCATACTAATAAACCTTATTTATATGAAGATACAAGTGGCGAAAGACTGATGAAACAAATGATTGCGGAATTTGCTATTTTTGCGAATTCATTTATAGGCGAATATTTAAAAATTAATTTCGAAGGTGTTGGGTTATACCGAATATGTAGTGCTAAAGATTGGCTAGATACTGTTTATACTGGTATAAGCGGGCAAGAATTATTGAATGAAATAATAGTGAATGGAATTAAAGCCGAATATATGTCTACTGTTAAATCCCACGACTTGGTGGGTGCTCCAGAATATTGTCATTTTACATCTCCGATTAGACGATTGTCGGATTGTATTTGCCATTACTTATTAAAATATATTCATTTAAAACAAACGAATCCATCGTTACTGGTTCCTTTTACAAACCAACAACTTGTAAAATATTCGTCTAATTGTGTTAAAATAACAAAATCCATAAAAAATATTCAATATAAAGATACAAAATTCCGCTTAATACAAACAATGGATCAATTATTAATTGAGAGAGGGGTAATTAATATAACCTATTATATCAGCAGTTACACAGGAATATTCTTAAATATTATAATTAGTAGTATCGAATCTCATACCATTTATTTATCATATACATTACGGGTTCCAAATTTACAAACACATTATACAATTAAACAACAATCTAATTTATTAATATCCAATGTAAAATGCTTGGGTAAATTTGACGAAGGAAGTATACCTGAATTAGATGCATTGTATATCAATTCCTAGTGAAGAAGAATATTTAACATAATAACATAATAATACGATAATAACATAATAATACGATAATAACATAATAATACGATAATAACATAATAATACGATAATAACATAATAATACGATAATAACATAATAATACGATAATAACATAATAATACGATAATAATAATGATAATAAATTTCTCTATACTAAAAATATATTTATAATGGATCATCCCAGTTATTTAAATCATCATCCGGTAATGCAATCGAGCTTTTAAAATCAATTGGAATATTTGAGTCTTTAAATTCTTGTTCCAATTGCCAGTCATCGCGAATCGTTTCAAATAATTTGCGACGATTATTGTGAATTAATTTCTTATTTTTAATGTTGTATTCATTTCGACTCTTGGAATCCATAATGATTTCGAACTCAGTACACAATGCTTGTTTCGTTTCAATCAACGTCAAATATTCTTCATCCATAACTGTGACAATATTTTCGTTCCATTCTTCCAACTTTGCTTGACAATCTTGATGTTCCCATAATGTGTCATTTAACCATGGTCCTAATACATCCATTCGGTATTCTAATTTGTTATGCAAATTTGAGTATTTCTCTCTAAGGTTGTGAATTCGCTCTTTGCTTTCGTCGAATTTAAAATATTTGGAAATAGATAAAATTAAACTAATATAGGTAGAAATTGTAACACCAGAAATCGATACTGCTGTAGTAGGTGTATCAAAGTATGTTTTGGTTGATTCCATAAAACCAGAAATTGTCGATAAAAAAATAACAGATATTTGAATATAATTAATAGAATTATTCAATGTGTCGTATTTTAAATCCAACAATCGTTTACTTTCCTTGCATTCTTTTAAAATATACAAGTTATTTTTAACCATAGCATCTATCTGATTTTTAAAAATAATAAATTCGGTTTGTTTCTTGAAATCCATATCTTGGTCTTTTGTAATATTGTTACTATGAGAAATATGCTTATTCGCTGTTTTTTGAGGTAATGGTATATTATCAACATTGGTTGTAATATTATTACCATTATCATTTGCTGTTTTAAAGGTATCTGTAGTAAAACTAATATTGGGTACCTCTTTTGATGTTGTTTTCTTGCTATCCATTAATTATATATAATAAGAATACAGAAAAAATAATTCTTATTCTAAAACTTTAACACAAGATAAATAATATTTATTATTTTCATTAATAATTTTACTAATAAATATTATTTTACCATTTACTTTTCTTCACATTTATTTTTGGTCCGGCACCTTTCTTTTGAACACTACTTGGATCATACATTTCATCTTCATCGTCACTATCCAAATTTTTTGATAATTCCCAAAATTCTTTAGACCCTAACCGGAAATCTTTATGATTTTGCGCTTTGTACCAAAATATTTGATCTTGTAATTTATTTGATTTGGCATTGTTATTTATAACTAAACATTCAAAATTCTCAGTACATTGATCCATAACTTGACAAAACGATTCAAATGTCGGGAACATACCAGCATAGTTTTCCCAAATGCGTTTACGGTTTGCAATATAAGGTTCCCTCAAAATAAATACATAATCTATATTTGTTCTTAAATTTGGCGGTATACCAAGCGGATATTGCATCGTAATAATTAACATAATTTTCCAATGCCTACCATTCATAAAAAGCAGTCGCATCATTTTATCCTTTGTCCATTTATTATCATATAAACAATCATCCAAAATAACAAACGCCCTCGGATCTATATTCGTCCGTTTATACGCTTCCATTTCTTTTTGTACTTGTTTTAACACCGTTTTCTGCCGCTTCAATATATTTTCTATAATAGCCGTATTGTATTCGTCGTGAATAAATAATTTTGGAACATGGGCCGCAAAAAATCCATTACCTGCTTCTGTACCAGATATAACTGTCCCAATGGGAATGTCTTGATGATGATATAATAAATCTCTCACTAAAAAACTTTTTCCAGTGTCTCTTCGACCAATCAAAACAACAACTGGACCTTTATTTTCATCTGGACGGAAACTAATATTTTTCATATCAAATTTTTTTAAATCTAATGTCATAAGTAATGTCTAAATAGAAAAAAAAAGAGAATACAATACGAAATTAGTTTAAATGATTCTTTATTTTACTTTATCCATAATAAAGATAAAGAATGGCCTTTTCCCTGTATTATCGAAAAACAAACAATGATGAATTATTTCAAGCTTTAGAGAAATCGGACTTTGAAATCCGCAATTCGCAAAATTATGTACCTATTTATGACAACTTCTTTTCCTTAAATTCAACAAATTATAATACTATTAATTTAAATCAAAAATATTGTTTACATTCTATAAAACAAATACAGGACCGCAACTCTCTAGTTGCTGAAGTAATTGACCAGTCAAACAACAATATTGAAAAACAGG